AAGAAAGTAGAGGAGTACAACGCCGAAATCACTGCGGTTGAGAAAAAGGCCGCAGATGAAATCACAGATTTGAAGGCAGCAGCCGAGCAAAAACAACTTCTCGACATCCAGCACTCTGGAGATCGCATGAAGGAGTCGATTGCGTCTGACATTGCGAAGAGCATCGTGATGAATAAGAGCTTGGCGCAGTCGTTCCGCCAGACAGGTGAGGCGATGTTAGAAGGCATGACTAAGAACCTCATCATGATGAAACTCACTGGCGACAAACAAAAGCTAATAGACGCCAAGATGGCCTTCCACAACGCAATGGGCGAGGTGCCATTTCCAATGAACTTGGTTGTCGCACCTGCAATGTTTGCCGCGACTATGGCTTTTGAGCATGGCGGCGAAATCCCAGGCGAAGGTGCGGTTCCTATCATTGGTCACGGTGGCGAGACGGTCGTCACTCGTGCTTTGACCGAAAGAGTGGAAGCGGCAGAAGGTCACGATTCTCGCCCCGAAATGCACATGCACAACGTCTTTGCGCCACAAATCCACGCGATAGATGCTGACGGAGTTGACGCCATGTTGAAGAAGCACGCGATCACCTTCCAACGTCATGTTGAGTCGGTCGCGAGAAAGCGGCATTGGAGCTAACTATGTCATACGCAATTATGCCCGCCCTGCCGTTGAGCATGGCGAAGGGTCTGAAGAAAAGCCCCAATTTCAATTCCGTTGTTCAGAGAGTTGCAGCCGGACGGGGCAATGCTGCTGTCTCGTTGAAGCCCTATCCAACTTGGGATTTTGAATTTGACCTAGACCACATCACTGGAAATGAAGCCTCTGCGTCGTCTGTCTTTGCCGACTTCACGGGCACATACATGGCGTGCAATGGCTCGACATTTTTGTTCTTGTTCACCGATCCACAAGACAACGCCGTCTCTTATGCAAACAGCGGAATGCTGGATGTCACGGCGGCATCCTCTACGCCTATGGCATCGGTTGGAAACGGAGTCAGTACACAATTCCAGCTTGCTCGCAGCATTGGCGGAGTTGCCTGGGACATCATCCAGAATTTGAACGGAAGTATCACAGTCAAAGTGAACGGCAGTGTTGTTGTTCCTGCCTCAGTATCAAGCACAGGAGTTGTCACCTTTAGTTCTGCACCCGCCAGTAGTGCAACCCTGCAATGGACAGGAAACTTCTATTTCTTGTGCCGCTTTGAAGCGGACACTCTTGATTCAACTCGTTCATTCACGACCAACTCAGGAACCGATCAATGGATGATTGGTTCGGTCAAATTCAGTTCGGAATTCGTATGAAGCGATTAATGCCATCTGGTCTAAGAACCTTCCTTCAAGCAAATCCTAACTGTCTCAAAGCAGATTTGTTCGCCGTAGCGTTGCCCACGGGGACCATGATGTACGCGACAGAAGGTGAGTGGGACATCACCGTCCCGAGCGGAACTCCGGGTTGGACTGGATTAACAAAGATATTTTCGTCTACCACTTATGGCAGATGGTCACGGGGAGCAATCACTAGCGAAGCAGGATTCAATCTGAACGCCAACTCAATGACGCTCACCTGCGTTCCTCAGCAAGGGACAGCGTTTCCCGGAGCCAGCGTAGGACTCTTGTCAGCCGCTGCTAATGGACTATTTGATGCTTCAACAGTGAGCGTGTTCACGGCGTACATGCCGGCAAATGGTTATGGAAACGTAAGCGCGGGGGTCGAGACGAAATTCTTTGGATTCATCGAGAAGGTGAGCAAGCTGAATCGTACAGGAGTGGAATTTGAAGTTCAGGACCCACTGTATCTACTCAACGAGAAGGTACCCAAGCGTCTGATTCAATCCGGCTGTCCTTGGAGCTTTGGCGACGGCAATTGTAATCCTCCAGGCGGAATTGCGGCTTACACACAGGCATTCACAGCGAAGAGTGGAAGCACTCAATGGGTGCTGACACCTGTAACAGCATTCTCGCAAGCGGCTGGCTACTTCACGCAAGGCGTCGTCAAGTGTGTGACAGGAGCGAACGCTGGACTCAGTCAGACTGTGAAACTCCATGCGAGTGGCAATCTCACTGTGACTTCGCCTTGGATACTCCCTGTTGCGGCGGGAGACACATTCTCTGTCGTAGCGGGATGTGACAAGTCGGCGTCCACATGCGCTCAAAAGTTCACCAATCAACTTCATTTCGGCGGGGCAATTGATGTCCCTGTCCCGATTCAAGCGATCTAATATGCCCCTAACAAGCACACAAAGAGAACACATCGTCAAGGTTGCCGAAAGCTGGTACCACACGCCCTATCGCGGTTGGTCATGTCTGAAGGGTGCCGGGGTAGATTGTGGACAGTTTTTGAAAGGTGTATATGCGGAGGCAGGATTTCTTCCCGGAGATATTCCCCTGCCGAAAAACTATTCGCTACAGGTTAGCCAGCATCGCAAAGACACCGAGTACATAGACACAGTTGCTCGGTATATGCGGGAGATCCCCGAAGCGGAAGTCCTTCCCGGTGATGTCGTGATTTACAAATTGGGTTTGGCATTTGCCCACGGCGCGATAGTTGTCAATTGGCCTGAGCACATAATCCATGCCCTTGAACGCTATGGCGTCACGGCGGGGCACGGTACGAATTTGAAGTTTGGACGGCTGGAGAAGAAATTCTTCACTTTGCGAGAAGAGTTCCTTCCCGAGGACGGTAAGTAGATGGGCGCTATTTTTGGTGGCGGAGATAATCAACCAACACGTCTGTTTCAAGCGCGAGTGAACCAGTCTGTCTATGGACTTCCCTACCCCGTCGTAATGGGTACGGCTCAAGTTCAGCAAAGCATTTTGTGGATAGACAATTTTGTCCCTACGAAGCAGAGCAGCAAGACAGGCGGCAAGGGCGGTGGCGGCAAGGGTGGGACATTCTATACCTACACAGCCGACGTAGTGTCTGCACTCTGCAACGGACCAATTACAGCCATCGGTGATGTTTGGAGTGGTCAATCCTGGCTTGGAAATCCCACTGCTGCGGAGAGCTACACAATCACGGGCAGCGGAGTCTACACGCCAACGAACGCAAGTTCTCTGACGCAAGACTTGGGAGCGAGCTTCCAGACTTCCTATAGTGGGTCTTACAACGATTTCGGCTCGCCAACGACGACGGTTCTCACGGGCACAGGTGCCGCTGTGCTGGTATCGGTTGCATACGGCAGCCAAATAAACAGTGGCCAGTATGCCGTCAACCCGATAACAGGCAACTACTACTTCAACACCACCACGGACTCAGGGAAGACAGTCAACATTTCATATTCCTATTCCCTCACAACCTTCAATCAGCAAGAGAACGATGTCATCCCGTCAGGCAAAACTATTGCTGTGGGCGGAAGTCTCAAACTCGTTTCTGATTTGGGTGTTCAGTATGCGACTGGGGCAAATGAGGGCGTCGCCCTCACAAGAGTCTCAGGCACGCCAACTGTGACGGGAACCTATCAGGTCACAGGCAGCGGACCTGCTACCTATCACTTCGCGCCGGGTGACATTGGAGCGGAAGTCACAATCACGTTTAGTCTCAACGATCCCAATGCCGTTGGGCAGGGTCAGGCGACCACACTCAACTTCACGCTCAACAATGGAGCGTTGGGACAGAGTCCCTTCAGCTTCTTAACCGCAAGCTATCCGGGAGCCGCGTTTGGATATACAGGTTTGGCAACCGTCCTGTATCAGCCGATGGCGCTGGGTGCGTCTGCTGAAATTCAGGAAAACAAATTTGAAGTCATCACGCCTGACGTCTACGGCGGAGGCATTGAGGACTGCAACCCTGTCACTTGCATCACGAAAGTTCTAACAAATGGGCAGTGGGGTCTAGGGGTTGGCCCAATCCCCTTCCCAACATCCGCTTTGGATAACGGCGCAAGTGGAACTTGGGGTGGACCGGGTACGGCAGGTACTTGGGCCACGGGAAGCACAGCGTGGAATTGGTTCACGGCAAATAATTTCTTCATCAGTCCCGTAATCGACACACAGGACACCGCTGCTTCAGTCATGAGCAAGTGGCTTGAAGCCGGAATGTGCGCTGCGTTCATGAGTGAAGGCTTGCTCAAACTTGTCCCATATGGTGACACGTCGACAGCCGCAAATGGTTGTACATGGGTTGCTCCTTCAAATTTTGTAGTCGCGCTCGATGACACTTGCTTTGTACCGGGTAAAGAAGGCGAAGACCCCGTCAAGATAACCCGCGTTGCGGCTCACGACGTTTGGAATGTCACACAAGTCCAGTGGGACAATCGCAAGAACCAATACTCGCCAGAGATCACACAGGAATCCGACCAGAGCTTAATCAACCGTTGGGGCGAGCGACGTGAAGATGCGCAGGACTGGAGCTTTATCCACACGCTGCCTGCTGCAACCTTTGCAGCCAACATGCGGCTCAAGCATGGAAGCTATGTCCGCAACACTTACGAATTCACGCTTCCATTCATTTACAGCTACTTGGAGCCGATGGACATTGTAACGATAAGCACGACTTCCATTTGGGCGGCGGGATTGAACAACGCGAACTTGGGCGTCGTGAACTTGCCAGTCCGCATCATCAAGATCGTTGATGACCCTGTTAAGGGTTTAGAAATCACAGCGGAGAGTTATCCGTTCGGCGCTAATCAACCGACCATCTACAACAAGCAAATCTCAAACGGTGATGTTGTCGCGAACGCATTCGCAGATCCCGGCTCGGCAGAAATCGTGATGTTTGAAGCCACAAGCCGCATGACAGGCTACAGCGGAAACGAAATCTGGATTGGAGCTAACGGAGCGGGAGCCTTCTACGGTCAGACGAATGTCTGGGTGAGTCAGGACCAGACAACCTATTTGCAAATTGGAAGCATTAAGGCTCCCGCTCGCATGGGCACGCTAGCATCAACATTTGCTTCTGGCTCTGACCCTGACACTGTGAATTCTCTCGTGGTCAATCTCGTCGAGAACTGTGCGGCTCTGGAAGCGGGAACGACAACTGACGCAGACTATGGCAACACTCAATGTTTTGTTGACGGCGAAATCATTTCCTATTCGACCCTTGTTGCAAGCGGACAGAACCAAATCACTATGAGTTCGTATATTCGTCGCGGCCAAATGAACTCCACGATTGGCTCGCACGCTGCTGGCTCGTTATTCATGCGATTGGATAATGCGATCTACAAATACCAATACGATCCCACTTGGGCGGGAAAGACTCTCTACTTCAAGTTCCAAGCAGTGAACGCATTCGGCAACAACGCCCAGCCGTTGAGCAGCCTGACCGCCGTGGCTTTCACAGTTCCCGGATTGAATCCCGGAACGATTGACGCCTCAAGCGGAATCGTAACCGCAAACCACGTCACCTATACAGGCGGCAGCACGGTGGATTCCTTGAAGCCCGCACAAGTCGGGGCAGATGTCACGAGTCTCAACACAGCGGCGGACACAGCAAAAGTCAACACTGTCTTGGTTTCTACACTTGTGTCGGCATCATCGAGCCTGTTCAAAGGCTCGACATTCCTTAGTTCCAACAATTCTCGCCAGACTTCAAATTCAGTTGGGGGAACAACTTCGGGAACTTCGTATACGCAAGTGGGCACTGTCGCAATGGTTTTTGCCAGCAACATCAGCAC